GCCCAAGACCTTAGCCCCCTACAGTGGGACATCGCGCATATCCTAGACGAACATTCCAACCGCATGTATTGCGCCGGGGACGACGACCAAGCTATCTACCGCTGGGCCGGTGCGGACGTAGATCACTTCATCAACCTACCGGGTGGGGCCGAAACCCTATCCCAGTCCTACCGCGTCCCGAAATCAGTCCATTATCTAGCAGAGGGCGTCGTAAATCGTATCCGCCGGAGGTTCCCTAAGCGCTACGAACCGAGAGATACCCCCGGAAAAATTGCTCGCATCTACGGCATTGATGAACTCGACATGTCCCGCGGCTCTTGGCTCATCCTCAGTCAGGCCGGGTATATGCTCCAGCCCGTCGCTTCAGAACTCAGGTCAAACGGATACCTATTCAACTACCGCGGCTCACGGTCCATCAGCGAAAAAGTAAGCGATGCCGTGAACGGCTGGGAGAAACTCCGCAAGGGACAAGAGATCGAGGCCCGCGTCGCGCGGATCATCTACAGCTACATGTCAACGGGTACCCACGTAGCGCGAGGCTTCAAGAAGCTGCCCGGTCTCGAAGACACAGACTTCGTGGACATGGAAGCATTGGTCATGAACCACGGCCTGCTGGTCGATACCAGCCAGATCTGGTCAGAAGCCATGGACAAGCTGCCCGAAACGGACCGGGCCTACGTCACGGCGCTTTTGCGCCGCGGAGAGAAGTTCAACGGCGTGCCCCGTATCACGGCGTCCACGATCCACGGAGCCAAGGGCGGTGAGGCGGACAACGTCGTGTTGTTCACGGCCCTCAGCCCAGCGGCGGACATGTCGATGCAATCAAATCCTGACGATATGCATCGTGTGTTCTATGTTGGAGTCACACGGACCAAAGAAAATCTTTACTTGGTAGAGCCTGAAGATGCGACAAGGAGTTACGAGCTGTGAATAAAAAGATTACAATACAAGAGTTTGACGAGATGCGGCAGACGCTATTCGGCAACGTTGTGATACATCCGAGCGTCCCTGATGACCTAGTCCCATGCGCCAAATTTGTGTGGGACGCAGATTTAAAAGAAATGGTCTTTGACGGCTTCGCAAACTTTGATGGGGGTCGCCGGAATGCAGAGAAGTGAAATTCTAAAAAGCGCGGAGGCTTTAATCAACGGTGACCGCGCGAAGGATTATGGGGATGCTTACGAAAATCACCGCCGCATTGCGGTGGGATGGGATTTGATAGCCAAGGCCGCGATTGAAAAGCATGGAGAAATCTGCCCATCCCATGTCGCGCTTATGATGGACTGGGTGAAGACCGCCCGCCTTCTTCAGTCCATAGATCACGAGGACTCGTGGATTGACAAAGCTGGGTATAGCGCATTGGGCGGAGAGATGTCTCCAAAAGATGCCACGATTGGGAGTAAGTAATTGTCTCTACAGATGACATTTTTCACGCCGAAAAGCGAGTGGATACCGCCGCTCGAACTTCCCGACATCACGTCCGCGACAAAAATCGCCATAGACGTCGAAACGCGCGACCCGGACCTGCGCAAGAACGGTCCGGGTTGGGCTACGGGAAACGGCGAGGTTGTGGGGTACGCTATCGCAGTTGACGGCTGGTCTTGTTACATCCCGATCCGCCACGCCGGGGGCGGTAATCTCGACGAGAAAGTCGTCAACCGTTGGCTAAAGAAGGTCTTCGAGTGTCCGGCTGACAAGATCATGCACAACGCGCAGTACGACGCGGGCTGGATCAAACGTATGGGCTTTCAGCTCAACGGGCGCATCATCGACACGATGCTGATAGCCGCGCTTATAAATGAGAACCGCTTTAGCTATAGCTTGAATGCGCTGTCATACGATTATCTGAACCGCACCAAATCTCAGAAGACGCTAGAGCAGGCCGCTCGCGAGTTTGGTATCGACCCAAAAGCTGAACTCTGGAAGATGCCAGCTATGTATGTCGGTCCATACGCAGAGGCCGACGCTGAACTTGCACTCGAACTCTGGAATTTCTTCTCTACCGAACTTACCAAAGAAGATTTGTGGCCCATTGCTAACCTTGAACTCGACCTGCTCCCATATCTTATCGAAATGACTTGGCGCGGCGTTCGGGTTGACACGGACCGGGTGGAGCGAACGAGGGATAACCTTCTCAAGCGGGAACGGGACGTTCTTAAAGAGATTAAGAAGATCGCGGGCTCCGACATTGAAATCTGGGCGGCTAAATCTATCGCGAAGGCTTTCGATCACCTCAGCATCGACTATCCAAAGACCGAAAAGGGCGCACCAAGCTTCACCAAAATGTTCTTGCAGGAGCACGAGCACCCGCTCGCTAAGTGCATTGTTGAAGCACGGAATCTGAACAAAACATCCGGCACCTTCATCAACACGATCATGAAGCACTGCCACCGTGATGGCCGGATACATTCCCATATCAATCAAATCCGATCTGACGACGGCGGAACCGTCTCCGGCCGCATCTCAATGTCCAACCCTAACCTTCAACAGATCCCGGCCCGCGATCCTGAACTAGGGCCGATGATCCGCAGTCTATTCCTGCCGGAAGAGGGAGATCAGTGGGCGTCCATAGACTTCTCGCAGCAGGAACCGCGGATCTTGGTCCATTATGCGCATGTGTATGGGCAAATGCGAAAAGTTCCTTTGCGCGGGGCGGACGAATTTGTGGCCGCCTACAACGAAGATCCTAAGACCGACTTCCACGACATGGTCGCTGAGATGGCAAACATCCCTAGGAAGCAAGCTAAGACGATTAATCTTGGCATGATGTACGGGATGGGCGTCGGAAAGCTTTCGGAAGAGCTCGACATTCCGCTCGACGAGGCCAAGAGTCTGATTAAGCAATATCACGACCGCGTACCGTTTGTTAAAGGGCTAATGGTTGGAGTAATGAACCACCTGAACGACAAGTCCTCATCCGGCTCTCTGCGGTCCTTGCTCGGCCGCAAATGCCGGTTCGATTTGTGGGAGCCTGACACCTTCGCCATGAATAAGGCGTTGCCCTTCAAGGAGGCCATCGACACCTACGGGACGACGACCCGTCTCAAAAGAGCCTTTACCTATAAGGCTTTGAATCGTCTGATTCAGGCCTCCGCGGCGGACATGACGAAAAAGGCCATGGTTGATCTCTGTAAGGCAGGACATCTGCCGATGATCCAGATACATGACGAGATGGCCATGTCCGTTAAAGACGTTGACGAAGCTCGGAAAATCGCTGAAATTATGGAGTCAGCGGCGCCGATTGTAGTTCCCAATAAATGTGACATTGAGATCGGTCCATCTTGGGGAGAAGCCCGCTGATTGTTCACGAAACCTCCCTTGAACCTTCCCCGCCTTCGGGCGGGGTTTTTTCTTGCGTGCTACGATATTCTCGTATATGATCTCACATCACGGGGGCCGAGGAGAATGAATATGGACACAACGAAGTGGAAATCTGTCCTTGTCCCCCGCGAGGTGTACGAGGAGATCAAGGGGATGGCTAAATCCGAAGGCCGGACAATCAGCGGCCAGCTCCGCCTCGTATTCGAGTGGTACAAGAGCGTAGCTAGGGACACCGACGGGTCAAAAACCTGACATCGACGCACGATTATTGCTTGATTATCGCATATGTTCGTGTATGATGGTGACAGCGCTGGGGTTGTAGGAAACCTAGTGCTCTCCGTGGTTGAAGCCCCCGGTTCGGTTGCCCCCGTACCGGGGGTTTCTTATTGAGGGAAAGATGGAAAACAAACCAGAAAAAGTCTTTGTGGACGGCCTTATCGCCAAGAAACCGCGCGACGCGGCCCCTACATGGGTGAAGTGCGACCTGAGCATCAAGCGACAGGAACTGATCGACTGGCTGGAAAAGCAAACCGGCGAGTGGGTTAACGTACAAGTTTGTGAAGCAAGGAGTGGAAAATGGTACACGGAGGTGAACACATGGAAACCAAAGAACGAGTCATAGATCTGCCTTGGCGCGATGCCGTGGCAGTCATCAATGCGGCAGTCAACGAGCAAATGACGGACATAGAAAATGATGGTAGTCTAGAGCCTGAAGACAAAAAGCATAAGGTTAAGGCTCTTGAGAAAGCTTGGCAAAGAATCCTCATTGGATGAGGCCGCGAAGGCGACGGAGGATTTCTTTCACGCCATGGAGCGGACTGCCGAGCTCGTCGCTGACTTAGACGAAATCGGGCTGGATAGGGGCGCTGCCTTGGGCGGCGCCCTTACTCATCTGTTGACCCACCTCATCGCCGTTTCGCCGGATACCCAGACGGCCATGGGAATGCTGTCGTCCTGCATATCAAATGCAGCCTTCAATGCGTACAGCGCGGACATATCGTCCCATCCCGGCACATCCTCCCTACAATAGTGCTTGACATAATCCTATAACCTCTCATATCCTACCTTCGTCACCAACGACGGAGATAGAAATGAGCGACTACAGGATTTCTTTCATATACCAAGATTCAAACAAAGACTGGTGGTTTGCCGTCGCCCGAAAGGGAGACGAAGCTTCAGACCGTAAGTCATGGTTCGACAACCTGATCTACGCGGGCCCCTGCCTGACCCGCGAGGACGCCGAAAACTGTGCCGACCTTTTCCAGAATACCGGATATGGCGCAGAAGAAATTGGTCCGGGAGGTTTCTTAGCGCCCCCACCCGAACGCTTGCAGTTTAATACTCTCGCGTTGAAACCGGAGACCGCATACCTTCCGGGACTAGAACACTTATTTAACCAACCAGACGGAGAAAACAAATGACGAAGGAGCAAAACCTAAAACAAATGGCAGACAACCTGACCGTCTTGTTTCCGAAAAAACTACTCAACATCAATGAAACGGCCGCCGCAGCCGGTATCTCACGTAATACGGTGTACCGGCGCGTGGAGAAAGGGACATTCCCCGCCCCACGTAAGGTCAAAAGCCCGCATGTCCGCGGCCCACGGATCGTGAACAGATGGAGCACGGATGAGATCATGAACTGGAAAATCAAGGAACAGGTGTACTACCAAAAGCTGGAAGAGGAAGCCATGAAGTCTGGTAGAAATTCCCATATTGACCCAACAGTACCTGATGCTGAATACTACCAAGAAGACACACAACCTAAACGGAGGATAAATCACATGTTCGTCACTGCTGCTATCGTCGGAGCCATCTGCGGTATCCTTTGGGGTATCGGTCATTGATGATAACCGCGATCACGTGCCTCGCCATGGCGGTCTACTACGAAGCTCGCGGAGAGCCCGTCGTAGCACAGCTCGCCGTGGCCGAGGTCGTGGTCAACCGCGTCGTGAGCCCCGTGTTCCCCAACAATGTCTGCGACGTTGTAAAGGAGGACCGCGGCCCACGGCGCTGGGACTGCCAGTTCTCATTCTGGTGCGACGGCAAGCCCGAAAGGCCCAAAGAAATCGAAGCGTGGTCCACGGCCCGCGATATCGCAGAAATGGCACTCAGCGGCGTTCGCGTCGGCCACAACGCCACCCATTACCACTCGACCTCGGTTAAACCGAAATGGGCAAAGAATATGACACCTGTCGCCACATTTGGTTCTCATATATTCTACGTGGATAAACCGCGGCCCACGGCCCCCGTGCCAAAGTTCAAACCACCATATTTTTCGATAAAGAAATAGGGGCCGCTATGCAGCCGGAGTATAAAGAATGCCCCGAGTGCGGGGGAACCGGTCGTCTCGAATACGACAAGCCCGTCGTCGATTGGAATAACGGTGGTTTCATTGACTCAGAATGGGGCGATTGTTACGTCTGCGACGGAGCCGGAGAAATCGAAATCAAATATGAAGAAGAGTAATTAAATGAAGCCGTGGAAAGTTATTGCTAAACGATCCCCAGAAACCCTTCACATGTGGGTTCTCACGTCCGATGACCAAAACCGCTCAGAGTTCCATCGCAACAAAGTCCTGAAAGGCTACGTTGCCGATGCCTTGAACGACAAAATTTGGCTCGTGCACCGCCGCGTAGGGGAAAAAGGCGAGAACCGCTGGGAGCTGATCTGGAAGCCACGGCGCAGGAAAGGATCATGAAAGCCCTCGCGCATCGGTAGCAAGAACTGCTAACCCACAAGGACAGGAAGTGAAGAGGGAATGAGATGACAGTTACCGCATGGTGGTTTTCCGAAGGGAACACGCTTCCGCACGGCGACATGCGACGAGTTGCGCTCGGTAAGACGCACAAAATCAAGGGCGAAGTCGTCCCTTGCGAGAACGGCCTGCACGCCAGCGTGCGCGCCATCGACGCGCTTTCGTATGCGCCCGGAAACATCGTCTGGCGGGTGGAATGCGGCGGAACCGTCGTTCAGGAGAATGACAAACTGGCCTGTTCCGAACGCACCTACATCTCGGGCGGAATCGACGTTTCCGACACACTGCGGAAATTCGCCCGCATGTGCGCGCTCGACGTCGTCCACCTGTGGGATGCGCCGGAAATCGTCGTTCAGTATTTGAAAACCGGCGATGAAAGCATCCGGGATGCCGCATGGGATGCCGTAGGGGCTGCCGAACGGGATGCCGCACGGGCTGCCGAACGGGATGCCGCACGGGCTGCCGTAGGGGCTGCCGAACGGTGTACCGGCGCGTGGGATGCCGCATGGAATGCCTCATGGGATGCCGCACAGGCTGCCTCACGTGATGCCTCACGGGCTGCCGAACGGGATGCCGCATGGGATGCCGCACTCGCGAAGCAGAACCGCCGCCTCACCCGCATGCTGAGAGAAGCGATCAATGGAAAGGAACAAGAAAAATGAAAGGCAAAAAATCCACCATCACCGGAAAAGCGAACCGTTACATCGTGTTCCGCTGCCTCAAGAAGTACATGGCGCAGCACCTAGAATGCCCGACGCCCATGCAGGTCGCCGAGGAGACAGGGCTGCACCGCGCAACGGTCACATACCACATGCAGGGCCTCCGTGGTGCTGCGGGCCTTCCCGTTCCGATCCCGAGCCATTGGTCCAACGCCACCCGCAAGCGGTGGGAAGACGGGGCGTACGAAGACCGGTACGAGCCGAAGGACTTGGTGGCTCTTTTTCTTTGCCGGTCGTCCCATAACATCGTATAGTTGACCCTCAACCCCACCCCCACCGTTGAGGGAGACAATGGCCCAAAAATCTAAAGACGCCAACAAGTTCACGCCGCGCAAAAAACACCGCCGCAGGCACAAACCATACCCCCTAACCCATCGCAAAAAACTCGGGCCAAAATCGTCCTGGCGGAAAAGACGGTAACGCAGCCGTTACCACCATGACAGGTACCTACATATTCCCCGCCGGGGAACGACAAAAAATCCTCGACAAGGCCGCAACCTATTATGGCGTAACGAAAAAAGACATCACAGGACCAGGAAAATCGCAACGACAAGAAGTCGTGCACGCCAGATGGGTCGTCATCGCTATCCTCAAAGGTTACATGGGTTACACCGGGTCACAAATTTCACGTGCCCTAAAATGTAACCACACAACAGTCATATATGCGATGCGGAAAATCGAGGAA